CCCATATTCAAGGAGTTAATGAACAGGTTCAAGGGGTGCGAAAATAACGCAAAAAACTTTGATTTTCAACTCGCTTACAAGCAACATACACCGGAAATCGTAGAGTTCCTGGAACGCAAACGACACTTTAGTTTCATGGAAGCCGATTTTTCAAGGAATGATTGCACTCAACCTTCTGACACGATCGATTTAGAGATCATGTTTATGGCGAGATTGGGATGCCCTAGGTGGTTTCTCAAATTGCACAGGGAGAGCAACGAGTTTTCAGCTTATAATTCGAAGTATGGCGTGTCCGCCATAGTTGAAAACCAGCTTCCCACAGGTGCAACGGATACCACTTTCAGAAATTCTTTCTGGAATTTGGTTATCTTCAATGCATGGGCTTACCGAAACAAGGTAAACGGAGCAAGTGTGGTCGTCTTGGGTGACGACTTGGTTTGCGGGCTTCCACGTAGGGTACGGCGTTGCGCCTACCATTACGAGCAAGTATCCCGCGCCGCTCAGATGATTGCGAAGGTGACTACGTCGCCTTCGATGCATCGCATGCACTTCTTGTCAAAGCATTTCGTCCCTGTTACCAGAGGCGAACAAGCGCATGTGATGCTCCCATTGATCGGCAAGGTACTTGCGAAATTCAACGCGAGGCCCAACCCAAACCAAGGAGTTACTGATGACGAGTACATGGCAGGCAAATCACTCTCCCATTGTTACGAATTTAGGTATTGTCACGTTTTGCGTGACCTTTTCATAAAACGCGCCAACTGGCATCTTAGGAAGTCAGGGGGTAAGTATTCTCTGGAAGGTATGACCTACCATGTTAGACAGTTCTCAGTCCATCATGGTATGATTGAATCCATGCTTTCTGGGGTTATGAATTGGCCGGATTTGGTAACAAAGAGTGATCTAAGTTTATTTTGGATCGGACTAGCTGACCTCTCTTTCACTGACGTCTATCCTCTCATGTCAAGAGTAATCGCGACTGAGGGTTATAGCGTCATTGACTCTTGGGCTTTGTCTAATCTGCGCGACTACTAGTTCTCTACCGAGGCTGGTGGAACGCCAGTGCGACCCAGCCGACTAACAAGAGGTTTACGCAAAGTTCCTCCATAAAGCCTTTGCATTT